TTATCTCAATAAAGAAGGTATCTTTGTTAAGCAATAAGCACTTCTAAGGCATGAGCAATATGCTTTTGTCTATCTGCTAAACCAATTGTTCCACCATTTATTTTTTTGGTCATGGTTACAAAGTCACGAGCATCGGCATACTGGTTTAGTTTGTGTGTTTGCCAAAAGAATCCTGCTGTAAGCGCAGCATAGCGAGGAGTAGCCACTAGGTCTGGATTCATTACAAAGTCCTCTCCTAGTGCTTTTCCTGCATGAAAATACCCTGCATGACCTGTGGTTTGAAAAAGACCTCTGCCTCGGAAACGATACCCATCTCCTGAAGCCTCATCCCTATTGCCCATTCTGTTGGCATAAACAGAGTTAGCAATCTTTTTAGGGTCACGCTCATATTGCTTGGCAAACTCTAAAGTTGGAAAACGCTTAGACCATACTTTCATTAAAGTCTCAGCACGATAATTTAAATTCTCAACAAGCATTTTAAAGTTACCGCTTTCGTGAGATGCCTGACCAATGAACGATGCTTGTCTTGCAGGAGTAGATATTTCAAAACGAGCAAAAGTTTCATTCAATGGCTCAACCCATTGCTCACCAATATGAAGTTGTTTTAGTTGTTCAGCGTTTACCATTTAACTGTGTCCTAACTGTTTCGTAAGCGTCAATACACGCATTTAGTTGGGCTGTGTTTCTATCACCCTGTGCGACTATTTCTGCAATGGCTGCGAGGGTTGCTCGTTCGGCATCAGTAGCTTCGTTAGTCTGTCTGTAAGGTTGACCTCTTGTTTCTTGATCTGTGGGGGCAATGGTGGGACTTGGGGAGGCTTGTACACAACTTGTGGAGGGGAGGCGCACCCTACCAGCCCTAATAGCACGATCAAGAGCAGACTGTTTCTGATTGACAACATTGTTAACCTCCAGTAATTTATTAGCGTTAGCGTTTAGTTCTTCAGTAAGTTTCAATTCAGTCTTACGAGATTCCTCATTCTTTCGAGCAATCTCAATTTGCATTTCCTTATCCCTGTCAGACCAACCAAAGTGGTAGCCACCTCTGTATGTGCCAAACAAGGTTATACAGAGTCCGAACAGCAACCAAGGTAATGGTATGCCAAACATCAGTTAGCCTCTTTACGAGCCATAGCCAATTGCTCACGATCATGGTCATCTTCCAATAAATCAGGAGGCGTAGTCGGAGGAGGAGGAGGTGTCCAAGACTCGTCAAGATCAGCGTTCTTAAAACCCATCCAGTTGTAATTAGTTGATGCTACAGAAGAAACAGAAGGCGCTACAGGCGTTTGAGTAACTGGAGGCGGTGTAGGTGTTGGTAAAGGTGTTACAGCGTTCTGGATAGCGTTTACAGCCGTTCCTACGCCCTTCTTTCCGATAACACCACCAATGCCACCAACAATAAGCAAAACAATGTCATTCAGCATCTTGGTGTAAGCCATGTCAATTGGCGCCATACTTTTGATAGGCTGAGTGACAAAGGTAACTGAGTAGAGCAAAGCCATCACAATGAAGCAAAGAATCAATGTGACCATAATGACCACAAAGCCCCAGACATAGGTTTCTACTTCCTCAATTGTTGGTCTTTGTTTCTTGGACATCGTTAACCTTTTTTTCAAGAATAGGGGCTACCAAATACTCAGGGCAAGTCTGGGTAAATTGGCACTTAGGTTTCTGACAGTTTGGATGGACAAAGTTATCAGGGTTTTGACAAAAGTACCTGTAACGATCTTCACAACCTGTTAATAGTAACAACAACAGCAAATATCTCATAAACCTATCTTTCCTAAAAGTAGGTTAACAATCTTGTTAGACAAATCATCAGGCAAGAATCTCAAGAAACCAAGAAACCACCATGCAGCGCATCCATAACAAAGCACTCTGCAAAACAAATCAAATTGTTTCTGGTACTCGTTCATCTACCACAACCGCCCTTTGGACACAAACTCATTAGTTCGTTAATTCCAATAAAGACCAGAAGTAAAACAAAAGCAATGCCACCAATAATGATTGCCCACTCTTGCATTTCTTCATCTCGCTCTTTGGCTTTCTTTTCCTCGGCTCTTAACGCTGCTACTTCTTTGGCATCATCTCTGTCCATTTCAGCTTGTCTAGCTTTGATCTTATTCCAGACATCAATCTTGCCTGTCTGCATAAAGAGCATCTTGAGTTCTTCCTCAAACGCTCTGGCTTGCTCTAGTGCCATCTCAATCTGTAGAGCCGCACCCATGTTAGAACCCTTCTTAGAGTTCTTGGCTTGAAGCATCGCCTTTGTAGCTTGACTCTTAGCGTCAAACATCTTGCCTAGCATTGGCGCTAGAGAACCTAGATCATTGGCTACCTTACTAGCCTTCTTAACCATCGAAATGGCGCTCTGTAACCCATTTAGGGCTGTTATGGGGTCCAGCATCATGCAACCTCTGGTAAGTTGTAATACTTAGCTTCGCCAGCTTTTCTTGCAGCTACTGCATCATCTAAGTTTTTGTAGCAACCAAGCCATTTGTTTTTCTTGTTTACTTTTACATAAACAGTCCATGCTTGATGACTTTTAATCCATGACACTCCTATGTGTCCACTTTTGTTATGGCTAGGCAATGAAATGTTTTGACAGTTATCAGTCCTATTTACAGAACGCAAATTACAAAGTCTGTTGTCGTTTCTAATTCTATTTTTATGGTCAATATCTTGATCTGGAAAATTTCCGTGAACATAAATCCATATCAATCTATGCACAAGATAAGATTTTCCATCTATCTTTACATTGTAATATCCATGTCCATTTGGCGACTTAGCTTCTTGCCAAGGCTTCACATTTCGATTGTTTCCTTTTCGCCAAAGTAGCATCCCACTTTCAGAATCATAGTGAAACAACTTTTTAACTGTCTCTTGGTCTATCATTTCCGCTCTACCTTTTTCCATTCAAGGCAAACTACCTTGCGGTTATAAACATCACCTGTCCATGACCACCTTACACACCTGTATTCAGCCTGTAGAGCCAATACAAGTATCCAAGTCATTCGTTATACCAACCAGACTGTTTTTTCGTCACCTGTAAATGCTGATACTTAAAGTAGATGTTTGCGACAAGACCAACCAAACCAATAACCACACCACATAAAGCACCGAACTCATTGGCTGATAAACCAAAGAATACGGCACTCCCTGCGCCACCATAGGTAGCCACGGAGGATGCTTTAGTAGCGACTGCTGATGCTACTTCTGTGGTGTGATTTTCCATTTACTTTGCCTCTACATCCGTCACTTTATCAAGTGATTGCTTCAACATTGTGAAAAAAGCGTCCCTGCCTACCTGAAGCTGGTCAGCGTTGAACTTGGCAGACGATAACTTTCTGTCAAGGTCTGCAACATGGTTGATTAGTACTTGTTGTTCAGGAGTCATATCCTCAAACTGATACTCTACTCCGTCAATCGTCAATGGGGTTTTTGTGTTGTTGCCCATGATTTTCCTTTAATGTGCCATCAAGATCGAGTGATGGCTTCTCGCTTAACTTAGGCTTGCCACGGAGTTCCGCTGGCAACCACAGGGTTCTTCAGCAAAGCAATCTGAGCCGCCAAAGAAGCCTCTGTAGCCGCTTTATCGACAGACTCCCACACCCATGACAGAACTTCAGCTTCTGTGAGGTTGTCGTAAGCAATGGCAGGAGTGCCTTCAGCCCATGAGACTGTTGCATAAACGGAAGCGGTATGCTCTCCGTCAGCGGCTGTTGCAGTCCAGTGGGCTTGTGTAACAAAGCCATTAGAGACTTCACGATCAAGGGTAGAGATTTTCCAAGTTACTGACATGATGTTTTCCTTTTAAAAGATTAAAGATTAGCGGCATCCAAACGTGCCTTGAGTGAATTGATTTCTGCTACTGCTTCTTGCAAAGCCGCAGTTAATGTAGCCACCAAGAATGATGTGTCGATGCCTTGGTACTTAGGATTGCCGTCTTCGTCAACAGCATCCTTTGCACCAACTACACACTCAGGCACAACCTCTGCC